AGAGAGTCACTGGTAATATTATAAAGCGCACCTTTTACCTGATGGTCATAAGTATTGGTAGCATTTAAGGTATAACAAATCTGCAGATCTCCAGCCTGGGTAACAAGCATTGAACATCCATCAATCTTTGTTGCTGTACCTTCAACAGTGTGAGTTGCCTCAACAACCATTGTGCCGGTCAATCTCTTAATTTTAAGCCCTGCAGAAGATGAAGTGGTGGCATATCCAACATAAATTCTATCTGCTTCAGTTGATGCAGTATTAACTTTGTCTGCACAAATGGCTATAGTGTCGCTAGCATTGGTAGATAATATAGTTGTTGTTCCGGTGTAACCATTACCAGGAGTACCAACAGTGCCATCTACTGTAATATAACCAACATCAATTCTGGTGGACCCATTTTGATTATAGCAAAAAATTGCATTGCCACTGGTGGCATGATCTGAATAAACTGCAACATCATAAACAGGATTTGATGTGTTCACCACACTTGAAATTGTACTTGCAGTTTTAAATTCAACCGGATTGTTAGTATCAACCTGGACACATTTTAATAGGTATGGCGAGCTGGAGGTGTCAACGTAGCAGAGAGATGGGTTTGGCCCCAAAGGAACACACCTGGGATTAATTGCTGTTGCATCTATCAGAGTTGCTGCCTGGAATACTGCTCCACTTGCAGAATCTATTACTGAAGCATAAACCCCTTCAAGCACCCCTGCTACTGAATACTGTTCCCAGGCAAATAACATTAATCCAGAAGCAATACAACTATCCTGGTTCTTTGCTTCAGAAGTATTCCTAATTACGTCATCTGAATCAATTTTTACACTCTGAAACCCGCCTTTATCGGTCCATCTTTCTACTGAGGAAGAGTAGCTGTAAAGTCTGGATCCACTGAACTCAAGCAGCTCATCCTGGAAAGATGTAAGACCATCACCAGTAGTTAGTTTGTTAGTTGTTCCAGAAATATTTTGGGAAAGTGAAGTGTAGCCCAGGCGTTTAGATATTTGTGATCCAACAGTATATCTGCCATTTTTGAGGTCAGTTAATTTAGGCGTCAGCTTTGGATCATTCTTAGTGTCCAAACCAGCAACTATGTCAACCGGTACGAGTGTTTTTTGTAGGGCCATTATCTTCCTTCATATCAACTAAACATTGTCTATATCCAACAAGACGTTGTTGGCGAGTAGCTAAATCATTTATTTGGGTTGTTACTGTTTCTATTTCCTCATCAACTTTTTTTATCTTTTGATCTATAGTTTCGCGGGCCATTAGCTTTCTATTTCAAAAATAGTCATCGCAGATTTAGCACTCACTCCTGAAGGATAACCAGTAGACACATTAAATCCACACGAAGAAATATTGCCGGTTATATTCATCGCAACACAAATATTCATAGTTGTTCCGACTGCTTTACCATGTGTCCACTCCTCTTGCAAAATGTGATTACCTCCAGCTTCTCGTGGATCGCCTGTCAGTTGTGCATACATAAGATTAGGATGTACAATAGATGACATTCTTGTGTATTGATCCGCTCCACTTCCTATTGTAGATGGCCCTGTATCGTTGTTATTACCACAACTTGCAGAATCATCATTATCTGCATACCCTGCACTCTCTTTATAATATAAATACAAAATATTAAATGTGTTTGATCCATGTCGTAAATTAGGAGAAGCACATATAATTAATTTAGAAGTTGCAGATTTTATTGTAATATCACATTGGCATCTTCCGTTAAATGTGTTTTGTGGTGTATCTCCTCCTGAACCTGGATTTCCTCTGTATCCATTTGTAGTATTATCTAAATTATGCACAGTTTGAACAGTATGGCCTGTTGGAAGTCTACCTAAAATCTTAGATTTGCTATTTATGCTGCCTACAATTCCTGTCATTTTAATCTCCTATTATGTCCAATCTTGGTCAATGTAACTAATAGTCACATCTATATCTGCACTACTTCCTGCAACAATACAAAGATGGTCAGTTCCAGATAAAACCAATTTGTTATCATATATAAATGTTTCTTTTGCACCTATATTTTGATCTTTTAAAATATAATAATCCGTTCCTCCACCATCATCATCAATGTAGAGATCAAAAGTTTTAGCTGCATTTGCTGTTTCACATATTGTAATTGAAAGTATAGAATAAATATGATTTGCTACTCCATTAAGAATTACATTTTCAGAATTTGTAACGCCTGCTATGTGTGCAATTTTTAAAACTTCGCTACCCCCTCCGCTTGGAATCGTCATTTTATGCTCCTATAAATAAAGATTGATGAGTGCTTGACTGTAAAAAAGCACCTTTCTGTTTAATTTTTCCTGACGTTGATGTTTCCAAATCATGCCCTGCTGCCAGAGATGTATTTGCATCCAGTGTAATTGCTGTAGTTGCTACTATAGACAAAGTTCCATCATCTGTGATTGTATTATCAGTAATTACTGTTCCGCCTATTGTAAAATCGGTGGTTGCATCACAAGTAGTAAATTTCCCTGTTGAGTGTGAACTTGCACCTATTGCTGTGCCATCTATTGCTCCTCCATCAATATCTACTTTTGATATATCAACCTCACCAGTGCCATTAGGTGTAATTCCAATGTTTCCATTTGAGTTAGAAGAAATAATTGCATTATCTGAAATTGATATATTGTCAATTTTTACATTACCGGTTCCATTTGGTGTAAGTTCGATGTCTCCATTAGCAGCATCAACTATTTTTATACTTGAACTATTAGTTCCTGCATTTGTATCCAGGACTAAATCATTTGCACCAGAAGATGTAACTTTTGCTGAAGCAGATCCAGAGCCTATTACAATTTCTCCTGTTCCATGTGGACTTAAAGTAATATTTGAATTTGATGCAGAAGTTGCAATACTGATTGCGCCTGCATAACTGGTTGCTGTTGTCAGGAATGTTCCATTTTCTGAGGGAACATATATAGTTCCAGAGCTGCCAGAAACTCCTGAGTTTGCTGCAATAGTTACATAGTCAGTATCTGCAGAATTATCATCTGAGAATTTAAACAAAATTAAGTCTGCATGAGCCATTTTTCCATAGTCAGAATTTCCTGAATCAGTGAAAAAATTAAACGTCTTTGAGGCATCAGTATAGCTTGCTCCTGCATCGGTCCCACTCATGCCTGAGATACTTCCAGCTCCACTATTGACTGCAGCTCCTATAGTAACTTGAACAGCTGTTCCAGATCCGTTTCGCCAAAACAAATTACCGCTTGTCTGGTAAAGTGAATATGAAGTTGTTGCTGGAGTAACTGAGCTGTCGAAGATGACATTTTTTAATTCTGTTGCAGAATTAAGGTTAAACTCAAGGTCAGCATTTATATTTAATCCAGCTGGTGTTATTCGTACTCCCTTGTTAGTTGAATGGTCATGTCCATCTATTGCATCTAGTGAAGTATTTAGGTTATCCGCCCAGGTAGGTCCAGTATCAACGCCTATTGCCGGTTTGTTTATAGATGTTATATTTGTTCCTGCTGTTGCCATAGTTTTTTTTTAGAAGAAAAATAAATCTGCGGTTACTGTTCCGCCTGCTTTTAAAATTACAGTAGTCTGTGGAAAATCATTTACTGTTGCACTTTCATAAATTACTTGAGCTGCATTCTGTTTTAAGATTATCCATCCTTCCGGTTTTTGCTCAAGTCCATGATTTACAATAGTGTCTGATGTGGTAATTTCTATATCATCAACCTTGTTACCACTTGCAAAAGGTAGTTGAAGCAGCGGATCTAGGGCCGTTGCAATATAACCCTGTACCTGGTCAGTTGCAGCGGATCCAGTTGAAAGTTGAGTAAATGTTTCCCTACTCATACAATTAGCGAATTATAAGAACTTACATCAGTTACAGTTGTTGGCTCTCCCAAATCTCGCATTTCTGAGACTGCAATAATCCGGTCTGCCAGCTGCTGCTTAATTGCAAATAAAGCACTTACATCTGCTTCCTCTTTTATGAGTGCAGATATTGCAGAACCAACAATGACGTACTCATCCCAACCACTGTAGAAGTCATACCGGCTTTCAATCCTTCCAAAAAAAGTAGGATCTGCCAAGCCTGCTGAGTTAAGGTCAGTAGTTACAGTATTTGCTCCCACTGCAGTTACTTTCTGGTTCACATTATAATTTGCAGCAACCAGGAAATTCACACCATCCAGTAAATCATCAACAGCAAAATTATGTGCACCAATGGTCCACATTGTTGAAGATCCGCGAGTAATAGCAGTTACTGTATATTCCAGAAATTTCTTTGGTGATGGAATATACCAAAGAGTAGCTGTATCTGAAGTGGATGGAGTTGGATTAAAAATAATTTTGGATCCCTGAACGTGATACCTCATATCTGAAGCAATCGCATATAGTGATCCAACATTTCTTTGAGAAAAGTTGTAGCGTCTGAGTGGGGTAGATGATCCACCTGAGTTGATATCCACCCCTCTCATTTTGTAAAAATCAGCTGGAAGATCGTAAGAGTCAGTACCACTGACCAGAGAAATTGTATCGGATTTTAAAAAGTAATCTTCAGAGTTTGCTGAAGTCACTACCAGGTCATACAGCTCTGCATAACTTCTGTTAATCATCCTGCGCCATTCATCATCAGAGATAAATTGGCTATTCTCCATGTCAGCTCTCTGCCTGGCAAGCAGGCGGAGTTCACTTAAACTTACAATATCAGTCATAGTAACTTTTTAATAACTGTTATATATTCCATGAATTGCATCCAGAACAGCTTCAGAGTTTCCTTTCTTAACTGCAGAAATTAGCTCATCTGCCATCTCATACTGCTCTTCAGAATAATCTTCCATTTCTTCCTCATCTTCGTATTCCATATCTTCCATGTCATCATCATCTGAGTGTTTACCTTTACCCAGGATAATCATGGCAGTGTCCTTCCCGCTTTTCATCATAAGTCCCCCCTATTTAGTTAAAGAAGTATTTCTGAGAAATAAGGAAAAATGAATACGATTGTTCGCATTGGCAGCAATGTCAGCTGCACTGGCAGTAGTGACTACGTTAATAACCACTGTCTTACCACTTGCAACATCAATTGCACCAAATTGAACCTTAGAATCTGCGACTGCATTCAACGCAATGGAACATTGTGCAGACAATAAACCAGGATAAATAGCATCCAAAGTCACTGTAAAAGATCCTGTTCCAGATCTTGCTACAGTAAACCCTGTGCCTGTATTACTGTCATTATCGACTGCACTTGAACCATTTGGACAAAATGAGCCAGCAATTATTTTAACGTGAGGATTAAGTGCCTGTACGTCATAAAAGATTTTATCAGCCATGTGGCCCTCCTTTCATTATGGTAGGGTTATCACACAGTTATGACCTGGTGCATCGCAAGCAAGCTGCGAATATGAATGCACACGAACCTCAATGCCGTCATCACTGGATTGACGTAGTACGCGGTTGCCATCCAACTCAGTGAGCTGTACTGCAGGACCAATACTCATCAATGACCAGTTATTAAGCTGAAGTAAATATGCGGTTCCACCAGGACAATCTTTGTCTGGTACGACTTTCACAACTCCATGAGGTGCATAGAACTCAAGAGAACGATACCCACTAATGGAATCACTCTGCTTAACTTCTCTTTGTACCTGCGCATTCATTGCTTTTTCGATACTTACGAAATCTGCAAATGAACAGAACATATAATCTGGCTTGCCACCTTCGCGGGCGCATAATGCTGCACCTTCGATAAGTGCCTCCGTGATAGTTCCTCCGGATCCATCGTAGCGTTGTCCACCTAATCTTGATACATCAGCTGTTCGGTCCTGACCAAAAAATGCAGCAGAACTTGGAGCTGAAGCAGGCAACCAACCTTCCAGGCCGGTTATTGCTCCATCATAATCGCCAGCTTGATAAATGTAATCATTCTGTGCGACTGAGGACCAACCACTCAAGTTACCACTCATAGTAATTTGATTTGAGGCAGCTCCTCGCGAGACACCATTTACTGTAAGGGTTCCTGAACGAACAGATCCGCCAGACTTGGTTCCTGAAACTTGCAGGACCATTCCAACTTCAAAGTTTAAGCTGTCCATGTCTGTTACCAGGTCAAGGGCCGTTGTAGAAAAGGAAGAGTTATTAACTCTGCCAATTGCACCGGATCCATCCCTAAAAAGTGCTTTGGAAATTGAATCTCCCACTGAACGCATGACCCCATCAATTTCAGTTGTCATTGCATTGAGGAAAGAATACCTATCACCCTCTGAAGCAGCTACAGCTTCACCAGAAATAGTGGCTACACCATAGTTGGATTTTCGGGTTAGAAGGAACTCACCAATTTTACTGGCAGAAGCATTGGATTGAGCCGTGCTGAACGTTGCTGAACGCCCCTGAGGACGAGTATAGTAGACTGGAATAGGCGCATTTTTACCGCGAAACTTTTCGTCCTTTGGGACAAGTTCCATAAAAGGATGAGAGTCATAAACGACTTTCTCAACCTCTTTACCACGATAATATTGTTTTAATGCGTTATCCCAGGCACTCAGCGTTGTTGCTGTTGCCATTTGAATTCTCCATATTAGATTTTAAATTAGCATCACAGACTTGAGCCATAAGTGGCTAGTGCAGCTTCCAGGCGTTCCCTTCTTGTTTTGGGTTCACCCTTGTCTACAGGCTGCGATGCAGTAACTTTATTTCTGAGAGTTTTCTTTTTAATCCGAGGAGAATCCGAAGTCTTTTCCGGTAGGCCAGCTTCGGGCTGGAACAGTTTTTTGAGCTTGCCAGAGCTGGCAAACTGTCGAGCCTGTTGCTCGTAAAAATCTTCTACTTTTTGCAGGATTACTTCATCCTGTTCAACAGTGCCGGTTTCCTGGGCAACTATCTTTTGCATTTCTAAAATTGTGGGCCAGGCATTATCCCAATTATTTCTGACCAATTCAAACCGGTCATCTGCCTGTACCTTAGTTTTCAATTTGTTTACATAATTGTCAACTTGTTTTTGTCTTTCCATTGTCTCCAGCTTCGCAAGTCTTGCTTCAACCTCTGGAGTCATTGCAGCTTTTCCTTGAGGTGGCTGCATCTTTCCATCCTGGAGTACCTGGTTAGTTGCATTTTCGTAGGTCCAATTAATCGACTCCAAAGCACCAATCATGTCACCCTTATTCACTCTTTCCTGGGCCTCTAAAATTGGCTTCAGCTTTTCTTTTTCTTTATTAAACTGGTGGCGTTGTTGCTGAAGTTCGCGTTCTTTCTTTGCAACTTTTGAAAATGCCTTGCTTATCCTGGGTGTCTCTTCCTCCTCTTCTTGAACTTCCTCAACTTCCTCAGTTTCTTCTGCAGCTGCTGCCACTTCTTCTACTTCTTCCACTTCCTCAATATCTTCTTGAGGTAGTCTATCTTCCAGCCACTCAGCAATTTGTTCCTGGTCAGCTGCACTTAATTCTTGTTCTGAAGTTTCTACTGGAGTCTCTTCTACTGTTTCCGCTTGTTGTGTTTCTTCCATATCCGTTTTTTATTTAATTATATTGGTAGTTCAGTTGCTGGCGGAGCTGCCATTTCAGGCATTGGAGGCGCACCAGGAGGACCAGCTTGAGGCATAGGTAATCCACCAGGTTCTGCTCCGCCAGGTATCGGAGGTGCAGCACCCTCTGCCGGTGGCGCACCTTCTTGTGGTTGTGTAAGTGCATCGCACTCTTCAATAAACTGGATCATTAAGTTAATCTTATCCAGGTCAAGTTCGTCTTGCTGTGCTTCGAGATATGCCATTGTCATTCTCTCTTTTGCAAAGGCCAGATCCATTACAGGCTCCGGTGCATGGTAGATCCCATCCTCAATTATCTCTTGGATCCGCCACTCAACGTCACGTTCAAGTACATCATATAAACTGGTTACACTCTCCAGGTCAGGGAAGTCTAGTAATCTCACAATATGCTCCCTCTGGTTAATGACACCATTCTGAATTAGCTCTGTGACGGCCTGAAGCCTCCCTGCTGGTGTTGAGGGCAAAAGTGATACTGGATAGGCCTGCAGGATATAATCATTTTGGGCCATTTCCACATCCTTAAAATCTACCTCCTGGAGTGCATTTGATTTGACCCCCCGCACAGGAAACGTGCCTGACTCTTTCACAATTTCCCGCGCGAGATCAAAAAACCATTCTGCTGAATCCATGAATGCTTTCTCAAATCTTTGACCCACTGAAATGAATCTTTCAGTCTCAATATCGTGGTAGGTCCGCAATGCTGCACCAGATTCCAAACCTGGTGGTTTCTTACCAGTTGCGGACAATTCTGATATGCCTGCAATTTCATAGGCTTTGCCGAATAACCTTTCCATGTGGCTATAAACTTCAGGGTGCATTGCAGTTGGATTGTAGCTTGTTGGTGGTTGTCCCACATAGTTAATTATTGTGCCTGGTACATTTCTTAGGCGCGACTCTACAACTCTGGATCCATGCTGCACAAATAGCCAGGGTACGCTGAGAAGGTGCATAGATTGCTGGATCCTGAGTGCGAGCTTGTTAATCTCCATCTGTATGTTTTTAAGCTGCTCCGCCAAAGCTATTCCAGCAAATCCTACGCAGGCATCACCCCATGTCATAAAGACAAATGGGTATCTGGTATAGTTATACTGTTCATCTTCGAGGATGACATTCTTCATGTGGATAACATGACGTCCATCGTCTGCATCATTTACAGAAGGCAAGTGCCAGGATTCGACACATTCAACCATATCTGCTTCGTGTCCTTCTTCATCCATGAAATCATTATCTTTTGAAGATGCAGCAAATCTCAGCTCCTCTTCCCTTTCTGGAAAATGTAAAATTAAAGTTTCCAGGGGGATCTGTTTTACCTGGTGCAGTGATGGTGGTTGCTCTGAATATAAAGATGCGTTTAGATCCCATAGCATTTCATTAGGAAACACTCTCTCAACAAACAGCTCCTTTCCTTCTCTGCCAATCTTCATGCAGGCAATGTCAAAAATGCAGCTATCCTGGAATACTTTAGGCATAACATCATAGATATTTGTCTGGTAGAAAATGCCCTCCATAACATCAGTCAAACGTCTTGCATTTTGGCGGAGTTTGTAGTCTCCACGCTTTGTCAGGTACATGGGCTTTGGCTTGCTTTTGCCAATCCTCGAAACCAGGGTGTCAATAATATTGCCAACTACGTTCATCCTCATGCGGTAGTCATCTGCATTGGAAGTCATGCGGTGGTGTGGATCCACTCGGTCAAGCATCTCATAGTCGCGCTGAGTGTACATTCTCAGCATATCCATGTTCAGCGAGTGCCGGCCCCTGTGATCCTCGCGCAGCTGCTCAATTAACTCAGTGAGCAAGTTGCCCATTTCCATTTCATTGTCTTGCTGCCACCAAAAATTATTCATCTAACACCCTCAAGATATTGTTTAGTTGCTTCAGCATCATTTTGCTGTGGTTCTGGAAACGTAATCTCTGGAAGCTCTGGAAAAAACTCTACTTCAATTCCGCATCCTTTAAATTTTGCTACCCGCTTTTTTTCCAGGAACGAAATGAGATCCTTTGTGTCCGGTTTTTTTATCATTATTTTTTTCTTGACAAATTATAAAATAAGTTTAACCTTAAGCTTACTGAAAAACTGTGATTTGCGTATATGCCTTAGTCGGATTTATATTAAAATCATATTCAGTAAAAAGGGGGTGTAAAAACCCCCTAAACATCTAAAAACCCCCTAAACATCTAAAAACCATTTCAAATAATCATTAACTTCGTTTTTAATCTCTTTAATTGAGGATTTACTATTTATTATAACCTCCTCATCCCATCCTGATTTTCCAGAAGTTTGACGATTATGTTGTCTTTCTGGAGTGTCAGGTAATTCATGATCCGAAACCCTAATTGTTGGTCCATCAAAACCACCTTTGTTCATGTAGTAAGATGAAACTTTGCCATTATGTTTACTGGTATGTTCGACTGTCCACCCATCTTTTTTCATTTCTCTAATAGTAGCTTTTAAATTTGCTTTTTTTACAGCAGATGCAGGAGTCCCATATTCCGGTCCATAAGATATTTCAGTTTTTATTCTATCTAATTCTGCCTTATTCCAAAAAGCTGCATTTGGATTTTCAAGCAATTTTTTGCCCCATTGTGAATTATCCATTATTGCTTGTGCATCTGTTTTTGCCTGGGTTTTTGCTGCAGGAGATCTTCTGCCTGTAAAAGCAAGTTCACTTAATGGTACATCGTAAATATCAGTAGGTACTTTCCCAATATCTTTGCGCAATCTTGGAATACCAAAATCTCTTATTTCTTGTTGCCCTGGATCCGTTGTATTTGCATCATATCTACCAACTCCGCCAGCTTCAATGTCCGCCAGCTCCAATCTTTTCTGTACAGCTCTAGCTTCAGCTTCTCCTGCTAAGCGTTTATAAAATTCAACGTATTCATCTTTACCTTCATTACGCCAATTTTCCTTTTTTTCACTTAGCATTTTTAATTTATTCTCAATATCTCTCTGCATACCAGCTGCTTCTGCGTGTTTGTCTGCAGACCTTGCCAAGCGTTTTACATAATTTTTTACATTTTTTTCACCTAACGCAAGCCAATTAGGTTGCTCATAATCTCCAACATTCCAACCTGTTTTCCCTTCTGGATATAAAGTTTTTGGACCACCAAAATTCTTATATATTTTTTTAGGATCAAATGAAGTATTTTCTGCTGTATATGCTTTTGCATAATTTTGTTGAAAGGTTTCTGAAAGTGTATCTGAATGGGTTGCTACACCTTTTGCTTCTGTATATTGTAGTAAATCACCTAGCAGATCATTAAAATTTTGTGTCCTTTGACTACTTACTTCCTGTGCCATGTCTGCAGGCGCGCGTAATCTTTTTTTGCCTGGTATATATTTATTTATAACCAAATGCTGATAAAGTAGTGCCTTATTTCTTAAATAATCTGCATATTCTTTTTTACGATGCTTTTTTGGGCGTGGACCTAACCAAGTTCGCATATCATAATCATTGCTTATATCATAACTATAAGACGAGTTTTCAATAAACCTAGCGTTACTTGTAGGTTTGTCACTCATAATAAATTTTTGCAGCTGCTGAAGATAATGCACATCATCCATCATTGCCATATCCTGCAATTTTTCATCATAAGCCTGTTTTTCCATTTGTAACTTGGCTTCACCTAAATTTGGGTATTTTTCTCTTGCTTTTTCATAAATCGGTTCAATTGCAGCATCTTGAGTTTCCTTAAATGCTGTATATTGATTGCCTCCACGCGGTAAATCTTCAATTTCTTGAATGGCGTGTTGTATTTCATGTGTAAGAGTAGATTTAATATCAAAGGTTAAGTCTGGTTCTCCGCCTGCTTTTAATCTTTCCAATTCTGGCACATTTTTTTTAAGTGTTTTTTCTGCTTCTTCTAACATTATTTGGCCAGATTCAACCCCTCTGGCTTGAAAATTTCCATCTTCTTCAATAATACTTTTTGCCAATGCTACTCTTTTTTCACCTAAACTTTTGTCTAGTTTTGCATTATCAATAATATATTCTAAATTTTGAATACTACGTTGCCTAGTTGGAGCAACTACCATAATTACTTTTGCAAACTTTTCTGGAACCTTATCACCTAATGGGTTTTCAAGTTTTTCTTCAAATGTATCTAAACGATTTGTAATAGGAACCATCTCACCTTGAGGTTTAAATGAGCCTCGCAGTCCACCTATACCGCGTATATCTGAACCTGGGGGTATAAATTTTAAATAGACATCCTTTAACTCTGGATATGCCTTAAACAGCTCTGGATGGTCAATAGCATCACCAAGTTTTCCATATGCAATATTTTGTTCTTGTATTTGCCCTTGTTTTATAGTTTCTTCACCCCATAAATCAGTTTTAGTTTTTAAAAATTTTTGGTTTATCTTCATGTCTTTATCAGAAATTTCAAAACGCCACTCACCTTCCGGTCCTCTAAAAAATCCTGTCTTTTCAAATATATTTTGTGGTGTTTCTTTTTTCAATTCCATATCTTGCGCTTTTGCTTTTGATAGTTTCGGCAAAGTTTTGGCCCTGTTCGATGCAAATACTCCTGCAGTCAAGGGAAGTGGCACTGGATCCGCAAACCCTGCAGCTAATCTGGCATACTCTTCCAGGTCAGTTCCAGTAGTAGGCGGAATATAGCCAATATCTTCTCCTACTTCTTCCAGGTGCTTATATCCTCCAACCGGATCCCGCATTGCCTGCTGGAATTTATCCACTCCTAACTCTTTTTCAAAGTCATATCCAGTGAGTTCCTTGCTTGGCATGATACTCTTGAAACCTTCTGCACCATAATCAAGTGCCATTCCAGCCAGATCTGCAGGCGCACCAAGTAAATCTGCATACCAGGCGCGAGCTGTACCAGCTGCAACAGCTTTTTTCTGTGCATCAGTCAAACCAGGGTTCTCAATAACGCGGTTTATGTCCTCTTCCAGCTTTTTCAGCTTTTTTTCCTGATTTTCGCGTTCCTGGTTGACCTCATAGGGCGATTTTCTCTGTTCAAGCAGCTTCCTGGCGTTTTCTTTTGCCATTAATCTGTTGAATTTGGCAATATGAGGTCTAACAGGCCGTGTTTGCTGATTATTTTGTGCTTGTTGTGCCATTTTTTAGTTCAAAGTCTCATAAACAGGATCTGGACCGGTCTGGTCCCACCAATTGTCAACATTTTGCACTACTTTTGCTTCTGCAGCCTCTTCCATGCGCTTTTCTTCTGCCAAAAACCACTCATCGGACCCCAAAAGTGGTTGATTTGTCTCTTTCTGGTGTAAAAATGCCAGGGATTCCCTCCAAACATACAAAAGTGCATCACAGGCATGGTTCTCACAGTCACTGCGTTCAATAAAACGGCCCTTCGTTCTCTCGTTTAAGTCCCACTCCAGCAATTCCAGCTCATCTATCAGCTGCCTGTTTTCTCTGTTGTCCAAAATCTGCAATTTACCCTTCTTAAGATCTGAGTTAAGAAGTTCGATGTGGTCATGCTTTGCTCTTTTTTGGGCCGGTTGAATATCCAGGCTATATCTCTTTGACATTTCCTCAACCACCATCTTGCCAAGTCCGCCAGTGTCGGCAACAATCCTTTCAAACTGATACTCTGAATCCAGAGAACGGATTTTTCGTGCAATGTCATCAGAGGTAAGATGAGTAAACTTTTGAGTCTCAACAACGTAAGATTCTGCCAGAGCTTCACTCCAGCCGATAACAACAAATGCAGTGCTATCCACAAAACCCAGGTCAACGCCAAGAGCATAGTGCCAATCAACGTCAGGCAGCTCATCAGACAAGTTACGCACCTTGTCAAACTGGTAAACAAGCGAGTTTTCATCCCTGACCCATTCACCCCTATACTCCCTCCTAAATGTTGCATCACTCTCTGACCAAAGGTTTTCTTCCTTCTTTCTCTCCAGCCAATCTGCTGCCCCTGGGAGATGTGGGTTGTCCAACAGCGTCCATGCATGTTGCTCCCAGGGACTTTTTTGCAGCTGGTCTGCATCATAGAAAAATCCTGCAGCTGAAGCAGCTGGTGTTCCAAACATCCAAATGGATCCATCCAAATCCAAAGATGCAGGCTCCAAGATGTCATCAATTAATGTTGCAAGTGTCTGCGACTTAATCGACTGTGCTTCATCAATTACTGCCAAAGCGTATTTAGGTCCACGAAACTTCTCAATCTCATTTGCATCCTGGCAACCTCCCATAATAATCTGCGAACCATTCTGGAATCTTACAGTTAAACTGTTCTCTAAAAACTCCATTCCAAAAGCAAACTGACGTTCAATCTCCCTCAATGTTGCCCATACAATCCGCCTGGCATTCTTGATAGATAACGTGATATACGGAACCAGGATATTGTCATTTGTAACTGCTGCAGATATTAATCCCACAGCTGCTAAATGTGTCTTGCCTGCTCTCCTGGAACAACGTGCTAATTTCTTTTTTTTGGGGGAATCTAAAAACTTTTTTTGCTCCAAATGCAAGGAATTTACAAGTCCACTGCACAGCTCCTTGAGCTTTCCCCTTACCTGGTCCCTAGCTCGTTTTCTTCGGACGGCCTCTTCTACCAGTAGACGCTGCTCCTTGCTCCACTGAAGGTCGTTCGCTGCCTCCCGCCTTGCTCTTGTCTTTGGCCTTCCCGCCATACTCTTCCATGCTCTGAATGTTACTCAATGGAACCAACCTGGTATGACTGACTCCCTCAACTATTCTCTGTACCCTCACCACATTGTCCACTAAAAAAAGTGAGGTGACTGTGCCGTTCTTCTCTCCGCGCATCAGTATCTCTGACGTTCCACCAGGCATTGTCAAAATGCGCACTAAATGTATCTTCTCAAGTTCCATAAATCATCCTGTAGGGGTTATAAAAAAAGCGAATATTAGGGAAAGCAGTAAACAGGCTCTCCGTTCTGTGGCTAATCATGATCTTGCCTTTTGGTATGCCAATAGCCCTTAACAAACAACCGCCAATCCCAAACCCGCGAAATGCACTTTTCACATAGATAAAATGCAACAGCTCACCATCACAACAAACATATCCCCACACTGTATCTGGATCATCCGGATCACAGGCAAGGGTGATGGAGGAGTTGCGAATTATTTTTTTGAGAATTGTGTCATGTTCATATATCAATAAGGGGTGGGGTGGTGGTGGAGTGTGGCGGGTGGAGCTAAAATCCCAGGGTGGCTCTGCAGCCACTGTTTTACACCAGGAATCCAGTACGAAGCGAATTGCGCGATCATCAGGCTCTGGCCTTCTCAGAAGGATCCCTATTTGCTCTTCATTGCGGTGCGAGGGATAAACAATCCCGCGATCTACCACTGACTCTGTTGAAATCATTGAACTTTTTTCAGTCATTAGCTAGATTGTGTGCATTGTGTGTGTGTTTCCCTAATTCTACCACATCCATACGTTGTGATAATACAACTATATGTGCGATTTCTTACATTATCGTACATATAAATTTATCATTTATCAGTGAGTTGTGGAATGTTCACAGCGTTCAATAATGCAGGATCTTCCCTCAATTCGTTCAAGAGCTCTGAATCGCTAATTCTAGCTAGATTAACCTGTATTTTAGCCACTGATTGCAAGTCATTAGCCCACTGGTCAGCTGCTTGATTCTTGAGATAAAACATCGTAGCGTGAGCATTACCAGACTGTGCCTGCTCTCTCAGGCAACCAGTCATGTTCTTGATCCCTCGCGCGCGCCCGCGCAAGATAGCCTCGTTGAGCGCGCCCATTTGAGCCTTATATTTATACAACGTGCTTGGGTTAATCCCCAGGTTCCACGCAGTCTGTTCCATGTTCATGCCCAGCGCACCACATTCTTCTGCTTCATCTATGACGGCCTGTGTTACTTCAAACTTTGGATGCACTTCTAGCTCCCTTCCTTCTGTTGGTTGATCTGCTGACTACTCTGAGGTTCTGGCGTTTATTACTTCCACCTTTGCTGAGTGGTTTCTTGTGATCCACCTCACGCTTATCCCCTACCTTCAAACCAAGCGCATACCTTGCTCTGTGCCTAGCATTGTTATTCTTGCGCTGAGTTGGTTTCTTGTGATAGTTGTCGTACTCATCACGGTAGTTGCGGTCAGTGTTTTTCTTCTTCTTCCTCATTTGCCTTTGCGTTTCTTCTTGGCTTTCTTGTAGTGTGTTCCTGGCATATCAAACTCCCTGGTTGGTTTATTTCTTAACATACCAGATCAATACCCTTGAGGACAAATGATGTGTAACTACATAAACCTTTCAAACATTCGCTGCACCTCTGGATCCACCTTGAGATAATCCCTTAAACTCTCATAGTAATCAGCTGCTTCTTCCCTGGTCTTGATGTTCTGCAGATCAATCCTTACCAGCTTTCTGTGATTGGTGAGGTCTGGAGTTTTGGGTGGGGTTCTGTTTGGTTTTGGTGATGGATTATACTTTGGCTTTGGTGGATCTTCCAGGAGCTGCTGCACCATTCCATTATTCGGATTGAGGAATCTTTCTGCCGATTTATGATATTTCCCGCTTGCTTCAAAGTGCAGATATGTTGCTCTCTGGATTTCTTCTGCGCTTAGTTTCTTGTGCAGCTCCCTGTAATGTTTCTCGGCTTTGTTTTTAACACCTGGGTTTGCTCTGGCTTTTGCTCTCCATTTGGTCCACCAGGTTTCAAAGCTTTTCTTTTTACTTTCTTTTAAATCTTTCTCAGTTTCATTTTCAGTATCAGTTACATTAACAGTTACAGTATCAGTAACAGTATCGGGTTTTCTAGGTTTCTGATCTAACCCAGATAACCCACTAGGTTTTCTAGGTTCTTGAGGTCTACCACCTAATGATCCATTGATTTTGCTGGATTGCGCCCTCTTCAACCACTTCTCATTATCAAGATTAAATTGGTTCTTAAAGAACTCAAATGGTATTTTTATACCAGGTTCAACCTCAACACCATTACTAATTTGATACTGAAAAATTGCCCTGAATAGTTTACCCAGGTCATCATCACTGAGATGTTTTATAGGTTCGTAAAAGTTCTTATATATGATGAAAGATTTTCTATCTGGAACATCCATGTTTTACCTTTCTCAATATGGTTGTCCATCTCCCATAGGTGGAGCAGTTTCCTGGTCAGGTCCTGGAGGTGCATTATCTCTCAGCTTACCCAGCACTTCCATTGCAGATACTGGTTTGTTCCCTCCACCATCACCAATTGTTACTGACTTCTTCACTTCCTTAATATTCTCCTGGTCATTACCAGCTGTTGTTAATGCACCGAATGGGTTGCCATCACCAAATATAACCCTGAGATCAATGGCAGCTTCATTCATCACATCTATAATCTTCTGGTCTGGTGGTTCAATCGGTGGCTCCGCAATTACAGTGTACTCAGTCTCCATTCCGGATCCGGTCCTGCCAATCTCAATAACATAATTCCTGAGATCACCCCACTTTGGATTTTTTGAATATGCCAGGATAGGATCCTTGATTGTACGCTGAGTTACTTCAAATACTTTTGCTCTCTCCTCATCCACATGGTAAACAGTAAACATCCAGAACAGCTTTGGGTTTGCATTTCTGTCAATGTCCTTGAGCTGCTTGGAACATGGCTTGCCCAATTCGTATGGTTCTCTATGTGGTTTGTTCTCCTGGTCCCATGCTTCCCAACCCTGGATGAAAGTTGTTGGATCTTTGCTGGTTCCCATGATTCTTATTCTGTGCTTCTCATTCTCTTTTATTCTCAGATAATCTGAAGTCAAACTAGGTTCCGGTATCGGCTCAAACATATCATTCTCCTGTTAGTCGTTATTGAAAATATCCTCTGGCTCATCAACTAATGATGCCAGGTCATTTGCACTTAAAGTATTGGGATCCGCCTCTCTGAATTTATATTGCATACCCACATTAGGAACATACGCTGCTATCTCTGCAGTATATGTTGTGACTCTGCCACCAGCTGCTTTATACTCCTCAAGCTCCTTTGTATATTTACTGGTGGCAATGTCAGTTTCATTAACATCTCTTACATTTTCTATTGGAAGTGGCAGCAACTTTGGTACTCGATGCTTGCGTAATCTCTTGCAGGCTTCACTACATAACTTGGACCTTGAATATAATGGAGTAAACATCTGACCACACTGGCTGCATGGTATTTTATCTGGTCTTAGTTTGCGCTTACGTTCTGCTATTGATCTAATGTATTTAATGTGCGAAATCTTCCTGCAGCTGTTTGAACAAAGCCAGTGATCCATGCGTTTCTGCACAAACTCATTGCCACATTCCTTGCACTTAACTGTTGCCCATTTACGGCCCCTGCGCCTTGCTCTTACATGACGTTGGTAGCACCTCTGATCGCAGAATCG